GATAACAATATCAGCTTGATCGCTAATCCTGTATAGTCTCAGGTCTTGTTCGTAAGCAAGTTCTTGGGATTCCTCTGGAGAATACAACCACAGCCCTATCTCTACTACATTATCTTTAATAATAGTTCCGGGGGCTATAGCTCCAAGACCTCCGGGGAACATATGAATGTCCCAAGCTATCTCTGCGTTAGCAGGTATGGTTCTACACACCCCCTCTGGTACTATTTCACCCCACTTACCCATAGCGTATTCAGTGAGCATACCGTACCTCTCGCCTTCTAAAGTAACAGTACTGTTAGCGTGGTGAACCACACTCTTAGCCTCTCCTCTTGGCTTAACTTGGATGGCTTTAATGCACCTGTCCTCAGTTAGTCCACTGGCTACATTATGTTTGTGCCAGAGATCGTTTCCTGTAGCCGGAATATCTATTGGAGTAGATGGTATAACCAACGTAGGCTCTCCAAAGTTTTCGTAGAAGTTCCACTGATCGGGGTCTGAGAGGCTCGGAGGCTGCACTACAACGTCAGTATCTCCGTACTCTGATCCTGTATTAACCCACTCTACTATCGTGTCTATATCGGCCTGAGAGAGCCTCCAATCACCATGTAATTCCTGTATGCCAATGCCTTCATCATAAGCATAGGGCGGCATTTCTCTGTTAGCTACTTTAAGCTGAATCAAAGGACTCCACGGGCGAACCTGTTCGTAGTTTTCAAACTGCATTGGGCCTATACCGCCTTCGCGGTGACAGACAACACAGTTGTTATTAATAATAGAAGCTACATCATCTACATAAGTAGGTTCATTTGAATATACTTTACTAGCTGATACCAGTAGTGCAGTAGCTATTATTAAACCAAGTAATGTTTTCATTTACAGTTGCTCCTATGTAAGCTGCCTAGTAATTTACCGCCTTTATTGCGTTCAATCCTACCAGTATATAATGGGCCTAATGTTTCTTGTGTTCCTACGGCTTTTAAATCTTCTGAATTAAAAATAAAATCTTGCCCTCGCACTAGAGGTAAGCCTAGATTTAATTTTAAATCTGTTCTTTGTTTACTTCTAATCATTTCTTGTAAAGCTGCGGATTCAGTTAGTCCTTGTTGTTCTAAATAAAAACCTCTTGAATTATTAAAAGAATCTACAGAACTATCTATTGGATTTTCTGCCGCTTGTCCAAATTTTTCACCTTCTTTTAATTGAAGAAGCCCTCTCATAGCAGGATTAGTACCATATCTGAAAGATAAAAGGCCGTGGTTGACCGCATTAAAAAGTTCGTCAACATTTCCTTTAGTAAACCCATAATCATCTACTGGTACAGCGTGTTCTTCTTTAAGTATTCCTTCTGCTACTGCATCATTAATAGCTTTAGCTGCATCTCTTTCATTAAGACGTTGTTCTCTTGCACCTATTCCAACTGCTCTAGCTCCTGCTTCTATTGCTTCTTGTCTATAGCCTTCTTTATAATAGTTTATAGCATCTTTTGTATTAAGTAAAAATCTTAAACTTCTAACAATTCTGTTTCCTAAACCGCCTTTAAGAATTCCACCGTCTTTGTATTGCTTTCTGATTGAGCCGCCTGTGGCTGAAAATAGATTTCGCATTAGGTCTTCTTTAGTAGCATCTGGATTATAGTTTGCATAAATTGATTTTACTTTATCTGGGCCTAAAGGTATGATCTGAGTTTGGGGAGTTATATCAGCAGCTTTGCTAACATCTTCAACATTAATAAATTCTATATATCCATAGCCTTGTTTTTTTGCTTCCTTCCAAATTTCTTTTATCATATCAGACTTTTTAGTTACAGGGGTTTTAATATTTAATTGATCCATAGCATCCTGTATAAACCATTTTCCCCACGGCATAGCCTTGTTGTCTGGAGATTTATAAGTAGAGGGTGCCCATTTATCTATTTTTAATTTTAATCCCGGTCCCTTTAAAAACATAGGAAGTATTTCGGGGGTTGTCCAGTAGTCTTTTTTAATTTTTCTTCCTGCTGCTCTGTCGGCTGCTTCAGCTTTACTGTTCCATTTTTTTTGTGCATAAAAAGAAGATATATCTGCATCAGTACCTAAATAGACCATATGATTTTCGGGACTAATATCATCCATGTAATTATCTAGAAAATATTTTTCATCAAAAGTTATTCCGTCTGTAGCCCATCGCTCACCAGCAGCGTGATACACTATGCGCTCAGTATCCATTCCCGCTTCTTTTGCTTTCTTTATTAAAGCTGTACCTCCTTGTATAAGATTTTCTGGCCCTCCTGTTTTAATGTTTTTACTTACAATTTCTAGTACACTATCATCATAAAAAGAATATTCTTCATTTCCTCCAAGACTTAATCCTTCTAAAGAAGTTTCCCTTAAATCTCTTTTTGCAGCTTTAATTCCATAGTTTTTAAAAATATCTTCTGCTTTTAAATCTTTATCTTCTAAGTTTCTTTTTAAAATATAAAATATTCTTTTACTATCTTTGTCTTTATCTGACAACTGAATATCATAGTCTTTTGCTATAGCATCTATTCTAGTCTGCACAGGAGTCGGTTGATCGGCAAACTTTGTACCTGTTCTAATTATTTCATCCTCATTTATATGTGCTTCTAATTCATATAAAGTAGGAGTAGAAGAACCTCTAGCAGTTCTTTCTTCTAAAAGAGCTTTTTCTGATAAACCTACAGAACGGTTGGGTGTTGCATCAAGATATGACTCAGCTATTTTTTTATCTTTTGTTGCAGCTACTCCTCTGCCTAATTGAAGAGCATTAGAATCAATAGATTTACTAGCTTTTAAAGTAGGAACACTATGTGGAGAACCGTGCCATAAACCTTTTATTATATTAGCACCTGTTCTAGCTAACGTACCTGCCATATATTTTTGACGAGAAATATATCCACCTTCATTTTTATATATAGGCAAAGTAAATTCTTTTTCAGGTAATACTATAGTTAAGTATCCTTTATCGTCCCAACGAGTAGTAGCTCCTATTTTTTTTGCAATTTTTTGTACTTGTGGAGCTACTGTATCTTCATAATATTCTTGAATATGATAACTTCTTTGCATATGACCTTTTGATCTATTAGGCTTAACCTTCCATTCTTTATAAGCCGGGACACCCATATATTTTCTACTTTCTGGAGTATCTCTACCAATCAAAAAACTAATTTCGGGAAGCCCTCTTTCTTTTGTTTCAGCTATCATTCTATTTATTATATTTTGAGAAACATCTATTTCAGGTATAACTTTTGATATATTAATTGCATTAAGAGTATCTTGTACTTTATCTGTTATTTTATTTTTTAAAATATTTTGGGACTCAAATTTTGATATATAATTTTTTATATCTTTATTTATTCCACGTTGGGGTAAATATTTTGTTTTTTCTATATAAGATTTTAAATCGGCTATAAGATCACTTTCTTTTACAAAACTTTCTAAATTTAAGTCATATTGCACGAATAATGTATCTAAGTGATAAAGCTTTTCATCTTCCAAAGCAAATTCTTTAATGTTTTTACGCATACTTGCAGCTTCTTTATATAAAGCATTTAAGTTTTTTACATCTATACCTAGTTGTTTGCCTTGTTCTTTTGAAAATTTAATATCTTTTTTATTAACATTAAATGAATCTAACAATACATTATACACATTATCATTAGATTTTTTCTTCCACTTCGTTGGCTCAAACACAATATCATATAAGGCCAACCTAGTTTTTCTACCTATTGCTAAATCACTTTGCATTTCAAAAACTCTAAGAGCGGGATCAATCTCATCAAATCTTACATGATAACTATAAGGATCGTCTTTATATCCCGCTTTAATAGCCGCACTACCCTTTGGCAAATTAAGAACAAAATGTTTAGATTCAGCACCTATTTGCTTGCCTCTAGGATCACGAAATATTCTAGTTTCTAATGTTAAATCATTAACATCTAGGGGAGTATATTCGTCAAAAAATGCGCCTTCTTCATTTATTATTAAATCTGCCTCAAGCTGTTTGCCATCATAAGGAATTCCTCGTTCGGCAAGCTCAGCATCAAATTCTAATTTTTCTAATGCTGTATTATGTTCTAATAAAGTTTCTTTTGCAGTTACAAAGTTAGAATCAATTAAAGGTTTATCCATTCTAGCTTTATCTATAGCTCTTAAACCATCAGGAGTATAAGCTAGATTACCTGATCTAGTAACTACAGTCCTAATTTGAGCGGCTGCTTCTTCGGATTCTTGTGTTGGTGAATGCCATGCATTACCGTCTTCATCAATACCTGCCGCCTCTATTTCATCTTTCCGAACACCTCTGTTTTGTAATCTTTTTACTAACCTATTAATAGGAATATTTTCACCTTTATCTGCTAATTCACCAAGAGCTTCTGATAGTTTAGATTTTAAAACCGGAGCCGCCTTTGAAACTATTGTTCCTAATGCAAAACCTTGGCGATCTTCTTCGTCTATAAAAGCTCCTCCCGCTTGTACATCATATGGAAGTCCTGTCATTCTATCTATACGTTCATCAGGTTCTTCAGTAACTTGTGGTACATTATAAACTTCACCGCCTTTTTCCCAGTTTTTTCTAGAAACTACATCTTGTTCTGGAGTAGTAGATTTTTGAAAAAAAGTATCTCCGGCCCGTAACATTTCTCTATACTTATCAGGCCAATCTTCAGTGGCTTCAGTAGCACCAAAAATTGCATTAAAAGCTCCGTAGCCCGGAATTTTTTGTCCTAGTATAGAAAATACATCTGCACTAACTCCCAGTTTATAAGCATCACCCCAAAGCGGTCCAAACCCTGTCATATAAGCAGTAGGACTTTGATAAATTTCAGCAGCCGTTCTACCTCTTGTAAACATATCAGCAGGTAAACCATTAAATCCTGCTCTAGCCAAAGCACCACCAATTACTTCATGGGGTTTACCCTCCAAAGATTCGCCTTGAGTTCTAGCAGCATTAGTAAACATAGCTACTGCTGTCATAATTCCTACAGCAGGAATATGTTGAGTTAAAGCAGTCTCAGGATTTCTAGCTATTTGTCTAGCCATATTTTTCATAACTGTATTAGTAAAAGCTGCGGGGTAACCTAATAGTTGACCGAGGATTGCAGTTTTTGGATTTGACATATACATAGGTTTTATACCTGACTGTGCGCTAGGATTTAAAATAACTTCATTAGTATATGTATTTGCTCCTTCTTTAAGTTTTCTGTAAAAATCGTCTTCTATATTAGCTCCTTTATTTAGCCAAGATACACCTTCATTATAATTTATACCAAGATCAGCTAGTTCATCTATTTGTCTTTGTACTCTTCTAGATATTTTACCTGTTTGTATTAAAGGCATATGTGAAGCAATGCTTTCTAAATTTTCTGCTATTAATCTTTTTCCAATAATATATGAAGCTGTTTGAACTCCTTTAGTCCATTGGTCTAAAAGTGTAAACCTAAAAAATTTATTACTAACATTTCTCATTCTAGGACTAGATAGTGCATCACCTCCTAATCTATCTGCGTAGTCAGCAAAAGCTTGATCTAAAGCCGTACCCATTTGATTGAGTTCGTGCATTGCTTCTTTACTAGTCATATTAAAAGATTTTTGAAGACCGTTTAAAGAATCATCAAACATTTTTTTAGAACCACTAAATATAGCATCTCTGTATCCTGCGAAAGATGTTTTAACACCTGCTTTAGAAATGTTAATAAATATTTCTGAAAGACTTGATAGTGTTGATAAGGGTAATAAAGCCATTCTATTAAATAACATATATGAATCTGCTGCCGTGCCTTTCCACCCCTTATATCTATCTAAACCTTCTCCAGTAACATTTTGATATACATCAGTCATGTCTTTCTTTGCTTGGTTTATTAATTCTGTTGTAGCTCCATTAGCTCTCATTTCTTTTTCTAAAGCCGGAAACCAAGTAGTATTAAAATCTTCTATATTTCTTACACCAAATACGGTATCTTTTGCTATAGCTTTAGCAGTAGAACGATGATAACTAAGCATTACATTATTTAAATCGTTATCTAAATATTTAGTAAAGGCAGTTTCATCTTTTAATTCTAATTGTCTTCTAGCAAAAAAACTATTCATGCCTGTACCAGAATCATTACCAAATTGAAATTTAATATCTAATAATTCTTCCCATACTTTTTCTGCTTTTTCTTTATTAGTAAGCTGCCGTCTAATTATATTTCCATTGGCATCAATAGTTTCTTCTAAATCTACGTGTTGTTTCCAATTAACATTCTTTTCAAGAAGACTAATAAAATCTTCTTTATTATTTTCTATTTCTGATCTTTTCCATAATCTAGGTAGGTAATTATCTATTAAATTATTTACTAATCCTTTTCCTTGTGATTCATCACCCATTTCTTTTAGTTGACTTCTACCAAATTTAACTATATTAAATAAAGATTTTCTTACATCTTTACCTAAATGTTGTGTTTCTCTAGCTAAAGTTTTTATATCATTAGTTCTAATAGCATTAGAAAGTAAAGTATCTATTTCTTCTTTATATCCACCTTTAAGAGTTGTTTCAGCAATAGGATCATAAATAGCTTTCCAAGCCATTCCAAGTCTACCAAATTCTATATTAAATACATTACCATAATCATTTGTATCTCTTACTATAGACTCTCCTCTTTTCCAAGAATTAGATACAGCAGATACAATTCTTTCTTGAAAAGAATTTATAACATTAGGGCTAAGACCCTGATACTTATTAAAAATACCAGTAACTTTTCCTGTTAAATATCTAGCATTAAAGTCAGAAGTTTTATCTAAAACTTTTCTTAGTATAGAACTTTCTCTAGCTATATTAGTTATACCTCTGGTAGCATTAGCTTCTTGTATAGCATCTGTTAAAATTTCAGAAGTTCTTTGTCCTCCACCAGTTTTAGCAGCTAGTTGGTCGGCAAGACTGCCTATTTGTGCATCGTCTAAATCTATAGTTTGAGTTACTTTTACTTTTTGACCTTTTAAAACTTTTGTTGCAGTTTTTTCTGCATCTTTCATATAAGTATTTTTAACAAAAGTTATAGCTGTTTGAATTTCAGAATTTTTTAATCCATATTGTTCAAACAATTTTAATACTTCAGGATCAATATCATTAATTTGTAAAGTTCTTTGTTTAGTAGCAAAGTTTAAACCTTGCTTTACTTCGTCAGGTGTAAGTTTTTTAAAAATAGTATCTTTAATTGCCAGTATTATATTAGCTATTCTTACATCATCGTATTGATTGCCTAATTCTTTTTTTAAATTTTTTAATAATGTTAAATTTACTTCAGGATTTCCTTGCCTATCGTAATATTGTTTACCTCTTCTATCAGTTTTTAATTCAACTTTATTAAATAATCCTGATACAAGCGTTTCTGCTTCTTGTTCAGCAGTACTACTAGCACTTGAATTAATTGAAGAATTTGGAGGAGGCAATACTGTGGGGGTAGTACTTTGTCCAGTTTCAGCTACATTAGTTGTACGTCTAGAAAATAATTTACTTGCACCATAACCTAAACTACCTCCAAGCCCAATACCTAATCCTACAGACAAGGCAAAGTCCCCATCACTAAAAGCATCTTGTAATCCAGTAGTTATATTTATATCTTGTCTATTAGCATTTTCTACGCCTGTCCAAATACCGCCTTCAAATGCTGCGGATACGCCTGTAACTGTTGGAGATAAAGAATCTGCATTAGCCGCTGCAATATTATTTAAAGTCTTTTTAACATTTTGTTTACCTGCTTGACTTGTTAAAACTCTAGTTGCTGCGCCTGTAGAAGTCCTAGCAACAGCACTACCTAAACCCGGAGCTACCAATGCAAAAGCTAAATTAATAGGATCAGCAAACATATCTACACCTCTATCAAAAGTAGCTTTTAACATTTCGCCAAAACTACCTGCTTTAGAAGCTTCAAAATTATCTCTAAGATATCTATATGTTTGTTTAATTTCTTCAGGAGCCTCTCTTAAAACTCTAGCTCTATCAATTACTGTAAGTAAACGGCCTTCTTCATCTCTAAGTGTTTCAAAAATATCGTTAGATATTGCACCACCTGTTAATTTTTCTGCCATCCCTTCTTGTTCTGATAAGTAACTAAGAAACTTTTCGGCTTCTGCTTGATAACGTGGATCATTCCTTAAATCAGCATGATTTTTTTGAATAAAACTAGAAGGCCCACTTAATCCTATTTGTGTTTTTTCAGGCGCTATAATATTATCGGCATTTAAAACACCCCAGATATTTTCAGTATTCTTTTTTATTCCCACTAATTCATGCCTCTTCTAAAATAATCACTTTCGTCTATTCTTCTTTTTGTTAAGCCTCTGCTTACTTCAAGTTCTCCTGTTTCTGGATTTCTTTCTTTATTATATTCTAGCATCTTTTCTGCTATTTCTTCATCAGTACGTGTACCATTAGCAGTAAGTTGATTTAGTGCGCCAAAACCTAAATTATATAAGAAACTTGTAAGACCTTCTTTTTGAGTATCATTCCAATTATAATTATTTCTTTCTGAATAAGTATTTAATTTATTTATTATTTCTCTATCTAAATAACCAAGAAGTTCTTCTTGAGCTTGTTCTCTAGTTATGGTTAAATCTGTAGGAACTTCTGCATTTCGGTCTTTTGGAAGAGGTGCTTCTGTTCCATATCCCCATGTCCATTGTGCATTATCCCATTCAGGAGTCCTAAGAAAACCTTCTTTACTTTTTATAGCTACAGTAATTAAAGTATCGTTTTCAAATTTATCTTCTTCTGCTAGAGTAATGTCTAATCCGCTAAGTGACATATCTTCTTCCTGTTCTACATATGGTTGTTCGGAAACCTCTGCAACTTGAGGCTCAGGGGTTTCCGTTGTTACTTTTCCTCGTCTTCACCGCCTCCTAATTGCTTCGCAGCCAAGAACATTGCATCCTCATAAGAAACGTCCTCGGTTTCCATAATTTGCCTGACCAAACGCGTAAGCTCTTGTTGTTTAAGTACTGATTCCCGTGAGCCACTAATTATCCCAAGCTGTTTATTAATCCAAGGCATAACCCCTCTAAAGGTATAGCTGAGAGGTTCCGGTTCTCCAAAAACGTCCGAAGTTGGATCATAATAAGGATTATCGTTGGGCAAACCCGTATTAACAGGTGGTGGTGGCGGTGGTGGCGGTGGTGTAGCCGATATGTTCCAATGCTCTACAAGGTTTCCCATAGATATTTTGTTATCTACTACTGTATGATTTGTAGTAGCAAGTTCATTTATTAATTTAGTTAGTGGCTCACCTGATTCTGTATCTATTAAAGTTACTTCTTGCGACATAAACCGTTGAGAATTACCTATTAAATCTCTTGCTCTTTGTTTTTGTAATGTAGTTCTCATATCATCATCTTTATCATAAGATATTTCTTCTATAACTCCTGCAAGAATAGAACTATATTCTTTTGGTGGTATTGAAACAGATTCAACAGAAACGTCTTCTCTTTCTGCATCAGCCGCCAATAATATTGTATTTTCAAAATTTTGAAATCCTAAAAAATTTTCATTTTCAGAAAAAGCTTTATACTCAGAATTTTCCATGCCAGTAAGAATACTAAAAATATAAGCATCGGCAATTAGTTTTGTAGTTTCTTCTGTTCCTAATCCAGTTGTTACAGTTAGTTCTTTAGCTTTAACAGCTAATCGTTGATATTCAGCCGTAGCTCTTGTACCTAATTGTTCATTCCTTTTTAGTTCATCCATTACATCAGCAGTTACATCATCTCCTGCCAAATAAAAACCCATAACATTTCCTTCTAATACAGAAGGCACTTTACCAAAAAAACCACTTGATCCTGCTGTAAACATAGTAGAAGCTTCTGTAATAGCTCCTTGCATTTGAGTTATTGAAGCTTCAGATAAAGTAGATATTTTTTGATCTAAAGAAAGTTCTTCGTCTGGAGTATGAGGTGTGAATTCTTCAAACCTTTCTACTAACTCTCCTCTCTCTCCTATTACCTTATATGTTTGCCACGTTCCCGCTTGTCCCCACATTTCCCCCTTACCTACTCTAGGTGCGCCCTCTGGTCGTGCTACTACAACCCTATCTTCTACACTAGTAACATTATCGCTTTCTGTAAGGGTGTCTTGTCCTTGTGCTGTTCGGCTCATTATATTCCAATTTCTTAAATGCTGTGGTTCTATTGTTTTCTTACCTTCTTCATCTCGTATATATTCTCCAGTATTAGGATCAATATCATATGGAGCTTCTTCAAATATAATAGGTCTTCCGTTCATTGTTCCTTTAATAACATTAAAGGGCACTTTAAGAGTTACATCAAAATACGGAACTTCTCTTTCCTTTCTTTCAACTGATGTAATCTTTAATCCTGCGGGACGTATGTTTAAATTCTCAGGCGTTAAGTCACCGAATTTTTTTGCAGCCCGTAGACCATATCCTTGCTCTAAAGCATTTTTAAAAGCGCTAACTTTTGTAGCAGCGTCACCATACCGACTATTAATAACTGCATCTATAAGTTCATTATCAACATCTGCTTGAGTTTTTCCGGTTATAGCTCTTTCGGCTCTGTTAAAAAGCCAACCACCTGCATTACTTGCTCTACCATCTTTTGTTCTTACCCACGCATCATAGTCTCCTAAATCTGGCATTTGTAAAGAAGCTTGATAAGCTTCTTCAAACTTAGGTAAATATTCTTCAGCCGCTTTTAAACCTTCAGCTTGGGCATACAAATTCATAGAATCTTCATCCCACTTAGCTTCATCAAAATTTAATTTTAAATTAGTTAATATTTCTCCTGCAAATTGTTCTGCCCAGTAACCTTTTCTTCCTCCTGCGTGTGCAGTAGATGTTTCATAGTTAGTTATAATTGCATCTCTATCTTTTAAAGTAGATTCATATCTTAATCTTTCACCTACTAAATCTTCTTGTTCATTAATAAAAGTATTAGTACGATCTTTTATTGCTTGATTAAATAGTTGTACACCTTTACCAACTACTTGAAGGGCAGCTTGATTTCTGACATCTTTTTTATATCTTTTTTCAGTTCTTTTTCTAGTTTCTCTTCCTCTAGCTAAAAGAGAGGAACCTAAATCTTCTACTTCTTTGTACATACTATACCCCCTGCGCTAAAAGACTGTTATCCATAGGTTCTATGCCTTCTGGTTTGTCTAATAAACTTTGTTCTATAATGGGTGCTTCCTCAACAAGTGTTTTAATTTCAGGAGGAATAGGACTATTTTTTTTAATTTTATTTTGTTTGTCTTTTAATCGGTTTTCTAATCCTGTACTATTTAATTTACTTTCTGCTATAGTATCTTCTTTAACATCATCTCTATTAATAATATAATCAATTCCTTGTCTTTCTGCTAAAGCTATTAACATATAAGCTAATGGTTCAGCTAGTAACATTAATAAATCAGGATTCCATTTACCTTCTGTAAAACCTTTAAATAATATTACTTGTGTTAATTCCATTATTGGCACACCATTATCTATAGCTACAAGAATATCAGGATATTTTTCTTCATCCGTTATAGTTAAAAATAAATATTCTAAAGCTTCACGCTGTACTGTAAACTCTGGAGAAGATTCAAATGGATAAGGATTAGCAGGATCATTTGCTAATGCTTCACCCGGAATTGAACGCTTCATTTTAGAAGCAGTATTTACATAATCAGGAGTTATTTCTTTTAACATAATTATTACCTTTAAGCAAATCTAGACGATAAATCTCTTGACCAAGTAGATACAGGATTCATTAAAATAGTATCATATATTCTTGCGGTTGAACCATACTGCCCCATACTTGAATAAGCTTGGAAATTTCTTGGAGGAGATTGAACTGTAACATCATAATCTTGTGCCCCTGAAGCAAGATACATAGGAGCGCTATAAGAACCCCAAGTATCGTAATCTACTTCTGGTTCAACTACTGCTTGTGCTGTTGCTATATCTTGAGCAGCTTGATATGCAGATGTAAATGGTTTATCTAAACTATATCTATTTTCAAGCTCTCCTTTCGCTCCTGTCCACATACGCTGCATTACACCGGGATCAGGATCAGGGACAATAGAAGAAAGCGGTACATTATTATTAGGAGCAGATAGTATACTTGTCTGATACTTACGAGTATCAAAACCTAAGTTCATACTATCTATTTCGGCTTGCGTATATGGAGCAGTAGGAGTAAGAGGAGCAGGAGGAGGGCCAAAAACTCCTGATTGATCCATTGTTAAGGGGTCTGTTATTCCAAACGCCTCTGCTCCGGCTTGAGCGCGAGCAACGCTAGGTGATACGGTTCCTCCACCAAAATCTACACCTGTCATATTTCTAACATCTTGAGCAGAAAGATAATCTGGTTTAGGGGTGGTTCCACCAAAATCTACACCAGTAAGTTCTTTAATTTGATCACCCGTCATAGGCTTGCCTATACTTCCTGCATCAAAATTTAAACTTTCTCCGACTTTTAAATTATTTAAATCAACACCAATATTCATGTCTTGAATTCTTTGTTTAGAAACTCCAGTGCTGTTTACTACATCTTTTATATCCATTCCTTCTTTTATGTTTACAGTAGATTTAAATGGGTTCATAATATTTTTATAATTCTTAGTTATATCTTTTTGAACAGTGTCCCAAGCTCCACCAGTACCAAAGAAATTTTTAGAAGCACTTTGAATATTAACGCCCGGAATTTTATTTAAAGCAGTTTTAGTAAACTCTCCTACAAACTTTGTAACTCCTTGAGTTACAGTATTAAAAGCATTTTTTCCAACTGTTACAAACTTATGAGCGGCACTAACTACATGACCTGCTCCTTTAACTATAGCCCCACCAATACCCCCTAAAGTATTAGTTACCATACTAGAAGCTATTCCACCTATCCCATTCATTAACATATTCCCTATTCCGGGTAGTATAAAAGCCATAGCTATTTGACCGACAATACCTATTTTATTCATAAATTGGCCTATTTTACCAACAACTTTCTTTATGCCCCTACCTATTTTTCTAAAGGTTTTAGCAACACCGCCAAATACTTTTTTAAAGAAACCCATTTTAATCTCCTAATTAAACATTTCGTTAATTAAATTTTTAACACCGTCTGCAACACCCGTACTATTTATAGCTGTATTAGCTTCATTATTCATAGCTGTAATATATAAATTTGTTTTTTGATTAGCTGTATCTAAAGATTCTTTTCTTAAAAAAGTAGCTTCATCTCTTAAAGAGTTCCAAACAAAATCTAATTCCTGTGTTGTGACACCATAAGCATTTTGTACATTTTGTGCATTAGCAGCATTAATAGCAGCAGTATCAGCAGTATTAGCCTGTCTACGCCAGTTAGTATTAGCCTGTTCTATTGCTTGTGCATTAGAAGCGTTCCAAATATCTCTTTGGTTAGTAATGTTTTCATTAAATTGTTCTACTTGTAATTCTACTTGAGCATTAAATTTTGAAGCGTCTAATGAATTATTAGCTTCTATAGCTGCTATTCTGTTTTTTTCAGAAGCATTAAACTGTTCCATTGCATTGCTTTGTGTTGCGTTAAATTGTTCCATAGTATCTTTTTGAGATTTAAGAAACATATTAACTTGATTAGTGGACGTAGCTCCAAATTGTCTTGCTACATTTTCTGCTGCTTGATCAGATAATAATCTTTGTTGCTCCATCTGAGCATCTAATACAGAAGCTTGCTGTTCATTATTTAAATTTGTTACATCTAATTGTAAAAAGTTTCTAGCATTTTCTATTGATAATTTAGTTCTTGAATCGGCTGCACTCAAATCTAAAGATGCCATAGACGTAGCTCTTTGCATTGCTGCTTGTTGTCTAGCATTCATATTAGTTAATGTAGTGTTTTGCATAAACTGACTATTAGCTAGTTCAACTTGTTGTGCTGTAGAAAATTTAGTTAAATCTATATTGGCTTGTTTTGTAGCATTAGTTACTGCTCTTTGTTGATCAACTTTTAATTGAGCAACATTCATTTCAGCAGCTATTCTGCCTTGAGCCAGATTACTTTGCATTGTAGCATTTAAATCTGCCATTAAAGCTTGCTGTTCATTTGTTAATGATTCTGCATTGGCTTGATTTTGTGCGCTTAAATTAGCCAGTTCCATTTGCTGTTCATTAGAAAGATTAGCAAGCTCCATTTGTTGTTTGAACCCTGCATTTTTAGACAGAAAATCAGCAGCTACCTGCATATTTGCAAGACGCATTTGATTATCAGCAGTCATGTTTTGCTGCTCAGTTTGGTTCTTTATTTCTAACTCAGCTAATTCTATTTGTTGAGCATTGCCTAATTCTTGAGAATTAATTTGTTGTCGGTTTTGAGATTCTAATTCTGCTGTTCTTTGACGATTTTGTAAATTTTGTAATTCTGTTTGTTGTATAAGCTGTGCGCTAGTTAAAGCCGTTTGTTGTCTTTGTTGAGTTTCAAGAACATTTATATTTTGTGCAAACTGAGCTGTTTGTGAAGAAGCTGTTTGTTGATTAGATAAATTACTTAATCGTCTAGTTGCATTTAAACGTGCTTCTTCTAAGTTAGCCTGTTGCTCTCTATTTAAATTATTTGTTGCTCTAGTTTGTAAAGCTTGTGCGTTGCTTTGTGCCATAGGTAAAGCAGTTTGTATAATAGCATTAAACAAAGCATCTCTACCTACTGTAGAAACACCCAAACCTCTAGCGGCTAAACCTTGTTCTACTGCCGATACAGCGGGTTTTGCCCAAGTTGGAATATTTCCAGACTCCATACCACCTAATAAATTTTCCATTTGAGCCGAAACTAAAAGTTCTGGCGGTAGTGCAGCTACGGCTGCTTGAACATCTATATCTTCAGTATCTATTCTTTCACTTACAGATGCAGCATCTTCTATTGTTTGTTCTGCTAACTCAGCAGGTATATTACCAATAGCAACCACAGCATTTGCAGCAGCTCCTTTAGCAGCTTCTCCAGTTACTTTAGCTCTTTGTCTTGCTTCATAACCTATTTGATCTATCTGTGCAGCTTCTCTAGGCGTAGCGGGTTTACCCGTAATTGCTGATCTCGTTGCAAACTCAGCTTCAGGAGACTCAGATAATACTGCTGTTTCTCCTGTTACTTTAGATATAAAACTTTTAGGGTCTATAATATAATCAACCCCTTTTGCCCTTCTAGATGCTGCCTCTTGTTCTGCTACTTGAGCAGCTACAGCAGGATCAGTTAAAGCTCTAATTTCTTCCATTACTGCTTCTACTGGGGCACCTTTAAAAGCCGGAATTATATCTCCCAACGAACGGGCTAACTCAGCTTCGTAATCTTCGGGCGATACTGTTCCATCATTTACTGCTTCTTTTAAAGTACCAATAGTTTCTTCTATGTCTTTAGCAACAGCTTTATCCATACCACTATAATCAATACCAGAAAAAGTATTTAATTGTTGTATAGCTTCTTCAGAAGTAGTAGTTCCTTCTCTACTAATACCTTCGGCTGTTTGTTGCTGTATTAATTTTTGTTTATCTACAGGTTTATAATTTCTTAAATAACTTCCCGGTACATAAGTTTCTTCTTGTGCTTTAGTAACATTATTTTTATAAGATAAACCAAGAGGAACTTTGCCTTCGTGATTATAATTATAATATTGATTCTGTGCTTGAGCTACTGTTAATCCTGTTGCTGCTGCAAACTCTTCTATAGAAAAATTAACCTGCCCAGTTCCTTGAGCAAGTTTTACAAACTCTGCTCTTGCTTGTTCTTGTGCCGCTATATACTCAGGAGTGTCCGGTGTTAATCCTCTTGCTTTAAGTTGTTCATCTAATGCTAAAATTTGAGACTTTAAACTTTCTGTATCAAAATTAACAGGTTTATTTTTAAACCCTGTATCTTTTATTGTTTCTTTTATAGCTTCTTGTGATTTAGCAGCTTCTTGTTTACCTACAAGTTCTTTAGTAGCATCCTTTACTCCTTCCGAAAAGGGGTCTGTACCAGTTACTTCTTCACCTGCTGCCTTTTGATTTTGACGATCTAATTCTGCCTGTACTTGTGCTTCTGTTGCTCCAAAAGTATCAGCAACTTCTTTTACTGTCATTGCTCCACTATTAATAGCTTCTACAACTTGTTCAGTTTCAAATTCTGTATAAGACCCGTCAACTGGAATATCAGCTACGTCAGCGGCAGTTGTTGTAGTAGCAGTAAAATCATCACGGGGGAAACTTATAAAACCATCATCGGGGTCTATAGCAGTACCAGTAGTCGTAGTATCAGTAGTTGTAGTGTCAGTAGTTGCCGTCTCAGCAGCAGCAGCTTGAGTATTTATAGCTTTTAAATTTTGATTTACATAGTCTTCTGAAACGCCATACTGTGCCGCTAATTGTGCAGCAGTTATTTTTCCTGAATTAAGATCGGCAACTGCTTGGTCTATGTCTGCCTGAGTATAAGCAGGTGTTGTAGTTGTAGTAGTATTTTCGGCTTCAACAGCATCAGGATTAAAAGTTTCTTGAACGCCAATTGGTTTTACAGTGTTATCAAACATAGCAACTCTGTTTAAATCTGCTCCTGCTGCATTATAAACTGAACCAGTAGTTCTATTAGCATCAGCAGTAGGATCGGTACTTGTTGTGTTTACACCACCACCAGAATTAATATCATCCCACGGACTATATTCTTTAGGAGCACCTCTGTCATAAACAGGCGCACCCCTGTCTACAGGAGGCCCAGAGTACATATTTCTTTCTTGCCCTAAAGCTAAACTTGCTTTATTTTTAGCTTTATCATACATTCCTCCAACCATCCTTGTAATATCATTTGGGTTCCAACCCTGTTCAGCATGAACTCTACCACCTTTACGGTAGTCTGCTCTTTTCTTTTGCGCTCTTGCTCTTTTTCCGGCCATAATAATTCCTATGTATTTCTCTCAACTTTATTTATTTTCTCTACCGTTCTCATTGTACCTAAACCGAGCATACCCATAAGAACAGGCATCATAGTAGAAACATCAATTAAAGGTATTGCAATATCTGAATCTGCTAAAACTAATATAAAATTAGTCATAGGGATTAAGATAAAGTTTGACAAAAGCGCCAGTGTACAAGTCCAACCGACTGCCGGCCTCCAACCACTAACAAACAAACTTCTATGTTTAGCTTCTTCTTTATTAACTTCTATCTGTGCTTTAATAACATCGTGGCCGTGACGTTCTGCCATTGTCGCAATGTCGTGAGCTAACTTTTCTTTTAGGTCTTTATCGCTTACTACCTTATCAAGTATTGTTGATACAGGGCCGATAAGCCTATCAATAAGTCCTAACATTAGATAACCAGTGCAATACCAATTACAATTAAGATACCTACACCTACAAGAATAACCTTACGTCTAGGTGCGCTTACAGGTTCGCTTAGTTTTTCTTTAGTTCTTATTACTAAATCTTTTAACTTGTCTAAAAACTCTATCATAAATTTCTCCACCATCTTTTAAATTTATCTTTATAGTGATAATAAACTATCCTAGTTAATTCTATATTCCCTTGTATTAAAATTTTTAAACAAATTATTATTACAACGATACAAAAAGCAATTCCAAATCTTATAAAAAACTCAGTCACTTCCCCAACCCATATAAATGCCTACAGCTAAAGCAGTTAATAATGCAGTTGTTACTATCCTAGCTACTGTTTGCCCCACTGTAACTTTAGTAGCTCTCCAAGAATCTAGTAATCCTCTTAGTTCTTTTACATCGTCATAAGCTTCTTCATCTGAAAGACCTATCTCTTTCAATGCTTCTTTTGCTCCCTCATGCGCTGCTTGATGTATAATCCTTTCTAGTTCTGTTTCGGTCATAATGTCCACCTCACTACCATTTAACCTTATTTACTTTTTTAGCAGGCATTTTATTATCCTAAATTATCTAATTGGTCGTGAGTAGTACAAGCATTAATAGCGGTAATGTTTTGATCTTTAGCATCTTTAGCATCACTTACTAATGCGGCATCACCAGAACCATCCTCAGTTTCAAGGCGCGTTTGATCATTAGCGACTTCCTGATATGCACCTTTAGCCTTACTAATAAGATTTGATTTACGCTGATCTACAGTTAAATTATTTACACCGTAAACAATCTGTACCGGATCAGTAGTAAGATCAAACGTATGTCCAGTATAAATTTGCTTGCCATCAGTAATTTCAGGACGCACTTCAATAGCTGCATACCAATTAGCCTCACCTGCGGGAGGTTGTGTATCCCAAACTTCTCTTACTTCTTCATTTACTACTTTTACAAATAATGACATAATATTTTCCTCTATCCTTCTCTCAAATATAATGAATGAATACCTTGTGAATCTCCAGGCCCACTACTAAGCCAGTTAGTTGCTGTACCTACTTGTACTGGAGAGCTTCTATTAGTACCTGCACCAATACCTAATATTCCTTCATCGTTATAACCCCAACCCCACAAAGTGCCGTCTGATTTAATCGCACCTGAATTTCTGTGTCGCGTGAATACTTTTCTCCAAGTTGTTAAAGAACCTATTTGTACTGGAGAACTTCTATTAGTGGTAGAACCATCACCTACTACTCCGTAACCGTTATTTCCCCAAGCCCACATAGTGCCATCAGTTTTAACGGCAAGACTATTTCTATCTCCTGCCGCTACAAATTTCCAATTAGTAAGTGAACCTATTTGTACTAAAGAACTTCTATCAGTAGTAGAACCATCTCCTAATTGTCCATCATCGTTGTGACCTACTGCCCATAAAGTACCGTCTTCTTTTACTGCTATTGTATGAGAATAACCACAAGCAACAGTTACCCAAGTTGTTACTGATCCAATTTGAACTGGAGAACTTCTAGCAGTAGTAGAGCCGTCACCCAGTTGTCCATTGTCTTGTTTTCCCCAAGCCCATAAAGTTCCATCAGTTTTAATTGAGTGCATAAACTTGTAACCGCCACCAACAGCTAATTCTCGCCAATTAGTTAATGATCCAACCTGAACGGGTGAAGAATAAATAGTAGTATTATTCATACCTAATTGACCTTGACTACCTCTACCCATACTCCACAATGTACCATCATTCATAATCATATGTGATGTGCCATTTCCACAAGATATTTGAGCATTACCATCGCCTGATGGTCCTACATCAGAACCCCAAGTAGTTAATGCACCCACTTGATTTGGGGAAACAAGCTGAGTAGTGTTATCTTGTCCTAATTGACCAGTAGAATTATAACCCCATGACCATAATGTACCGTCTGTTTTTGTTGCTATAGAATGTGCCCCACCCAAAGCAACTTGCGCCCAATCAGTTAATGAACCTATTTGCATAGGAGAAGTATGAGCTTGTGTTTCACCATCTCCACCAGTAGCACCTAATCCTAATTGTCCATTAGCATTGCGGCCAAAACCCCATAACTGTCTTTTTTTATTCGGCTTAGGCCAATTACCTGCTTTTTCATGAACCATTACTTCATCTAATGACCACACACCAGAAGCACTGCCTCCCTCTCCATCAGTAGGTGCAGTAATAGTAGGAGCAGTTTTATTTACAATTCCTCCCGGCCACTCCTTGCTCATGCAATTCTCCGTAATATTTGTTTATTTTTTGTAAGTTTTTCTTTAATTAAATTAAAAGGATCTTCCCAATTACCAAATTCTTTTTGTCGTATTAGTTTCATTGAATCATAATAAGGACAAGTATCTCCTTCTTGTGCATATAAGAAGTAAGGCATAACAGGTATTACTGTCCAAGTTTCTACACCCATTGCGGCTGCTAAATGGCTTACTGAAGTACAAGATGAAATAACCAAATCACATGAGGCAGTAGCTTGTCGTGTATCTTCCCAAGTATCTAAAGGAACTTGTTTAACCCACGATGGACAATCTTCTACACCCTCATCTTTTTGTAAAGAAATAAACTCTGCATCTGCATCTTTTACAGCATCAAATAAAAGATCATAAGGAAATTTCTTTTGATGTTCTTTTTCAAATACAGTTTGTCCTTGCCATCGTAAACCAATTCGGGTTTTAAAACCTCTAATACTTTTAGGTTTAGTAATATAAGGTATACCAGAAAGGTCTTTTAATTCTAATCCTAGTGGAACAACGGCTGACATTCCGTGTACTAAAAAGTCATGGTAAACCCCGTGACACATCTCATGTTGAACAACAGAACTCACGCCCTCAACATCTACAAATAAAGATGCAAGCTGTCCAGAACAAGATACGATTACTTTACAACCTTTTTCGGCAATAGACTTAGCATATCGTACTTGATGTATTTGATCGCCTAGTCCACCTTCTAAATATAATAAAACTGTACCTTTTGATTTTCCGTCCCAACAAGGTGATTGTGAAGTAACAGTATTACCAAATACTCCTATTAAACGTCCTCTATCCATTAACTGATAACCCTTTTGAATTTCTCCTTGACGTAATAAATACCATCCACGATTAAAAGCAGCTCTATGATTATTAGGCTCATTTTTTTCTATTTGTTGACTTAACCGCCAACCCTCTGCAAAGTGGCCTCTTTTTGAAGCAGCTAACTGAAGGTCTAGGTCATGTATTTCAGGGGTTGTACGAGGGTTTTTAAGCCAAAACTCAGGCTGACAAAACGAATTGTAATAATGCTTTAGTACATCTTTGGGGTCTTCGTTGTGCTGCTTTCCAAGCACAGGCTGAATATTGTGCATACCTTCATAGTGATGTAGCTCTTCATCATCTTCCTGAACGCTAGTCCCATCAATCGCTGTAAAGTCATAATTAAAATCAGGCAACTCCAAAAATTTATGGATGCGTTTAAGTTGAGCTTTTGGATTAGCTATAAGGTCTTCATATTCAACTATGCAAAAACATTCAGGTGCAAACTCATAACCAGTTTGTAAAGTTAAATATGCTGCTTTTAAATGAGTACTTAGTATTCCAGATTCCATAAATTTATCAAGATTATCTGGTTTAGCTACTCTAACAAATGATGCCATACAATCAGGTATTGATCTAACAGTAGCTACAATTTTAGGTAGTCTACCTAATACTTGGCTCATAGACTGCATAATAACAGGAATGGGCCAACCTCTGCCTTTATCTATAATAACAGGGTTTTTATAATCTTCATAAAACGTATTAATTATAGCATTCATTGTTTTAGCTAACTTGGTCTTATCTTTATCTGTATTATTTAATAGCTGTTGTGAGTGCCAAGTATTAGCTAACCCGTCTAAAGCAAATACTAACCCTGACGTTGTAGAAACATGAGTCTGTTTGTTTTGGTTAAGTATAGCCGCCAGTACCGTAGAACCGGAGCGAGGCACACCTGACATAAAATGTATTTGTTTTTTCATATTATTAACTCTGAGTACAACTAATTAAACTGTTTTAGTAACAAGTGCGTGTTCTGATTCTGGTTGCCCTGCCAACTTACTCCAAGTAGTAAGCGCCCCAACTTGCACAGGAGAACTATAGCTAGTCGTATTTCCTTGACCTAATTGACCACGATTATTATAACCCCAAGCCCAAAGAGTACCGCCTGTTGTAAGCCCCATACTACTGTGTTTTGCACCTCTAAATCTGCTCCATGTGGTTAAAGAACCTATTTGTACTGGAGAACTTCTATTAGTAGTACTTCCGTCACCTACTTGGCCGTAATTGTTCCTGCCCCAAGTCCAAAGCGTCCCGTCTGTCTTAACAACTCCACAATGATACTGTCCTGCACTTACTAATTGACCCCATGTAGTTAGCGAACCAATTTGAACAGGAGAAGATCGGTCAGTAGTGCTTCCATCACCTAATTGTCCATAGTTATTTCTACCCCAAGCCCAAAGCGTTCCGTCAGTTTTAATAGCAAAACTACTTTGTGTACCATCTCCTAACTGTGACCAAGTAGTAAGCGCACCTATTTGTACGGGAGATGAAGTGTGGGTAGTATTTCCTTGACCTAACTGACCTTGAGTATTTTTACCCCAAGCCCTAAGCGTTCCGTCAGTTTTAATGGCTGTAACAAAATATAACCCACAAGACACTTTTAACCAAGTAGTTAAAGCGCCTACTTGTACGGGGGAAGAATAGTAAGTGGTGTTATTTAAACCTAATTGGCCTAGTCCGTTAGCCCCCCAAGCCCAAAGCGTTCCGTTAGTTTTAATAGCAAGAGTAGAATTACGCATCTGAGTAACTGTTGCCCAATCAGTGCCTACTTGGACAGGAGAACTTTTATTAGCAGTAGTGCCATCTCCTAAACCTCCACTAGCACCTGCTCCCCAAGTCCAAAGCGTCCCGTCAGTTTTAATAGCCGCTGAAATATATTGACCTCCGGCACTGGCTTTCCAATTAGTAAGTTCGCCTACCTGAACAGGTGAAGAATAGTCAGTGGTATCACCTTGACCTAACTGACCATTTTGATTTCTACCCCAAGCCCATTGCTCTCTGGGTGGTACAAGTTTAGGCCAAGTGCTTCCTCCTTCTTCTTGAGTAACGTCTGTCATATACCAAACGCCAGATGTTGAACCGCCTTCACCATCAGTAGGACTATTTATTGTAGGAGGTGTGGCTGAAACTACACCGCCTTTAAATCTTGAACCCATAAGTTATTCCTTACGAAATTTCTTCATAACTAATAGTGGCTACTAAATCACTAGCTGCGCTTGCAATGCCGCCTAATGATTTATCTTCTTCTAAATAAATAGCAGTTGCTTTATCAAGTACAATAAGAGCAGAATCAGCAGGTACAGATATTGTAGAAGCAATAGCTACTCCTGTTCCACCTATATCATCCTGTGGATATAAATTAACTGTAATATCCGCAGCAGCACTACCATCTATATTGGTAATCATAAGCATATTAACTTTTAATACTTTACTGCTACTTGCGGCATTTGATAAGATTTCTGTAGCAGACGTACCAACAGCTACTTGCGCTGTTTTTGCGGTAATCGTTGCTACATTTACTACATTAGGGGCTGACATTTATAAGTTCTCCTTTTAACCAAAGACCATAGCCATAGCAATAGCTTTGCCTGTTGATGCTTTAGTGTCTAACTGCGTTTGTATCGCAGAAGTAACACCGTCTGAATAATTAAGTTCTGCTGCGGTTGCTGTAACATTAGTACCTCCAATATCAAGAGTAGTCATTGAGACTTCTCCGGCTACTGTTAGTACTCCACTAGCTACTGTCATTAAATCCGTATCACCAGTATGTCCAATAGTAGAACCATTTATAATAACATTATCAACTGTTAGAGTTGTTAAAGTTCCTAAACTAGTAATATTAGATTGTGCTGCTCCTGTTACTGTAGCTGCTGTTCCAGACGCATTGCCTGTTACATTGCCTGTTAATGGCCCTGCAAAAGCATCTGCTGTAACTGTACCATCAAAGAAAGCGTCTTTAAATTCATTATCAGATTTACCAAGATCAATAATATTATCAGAACCCGGATAAAGCGCACCATCTTCTAAAATTAATTGTTTCTCATTTCCTGCATAAAAGTTAATTTTATCAGCATCTTCAAAATCTATTTTAGTTTGATCATCTTCACCAATTTTTATATCTGTTGCAAGTAAAGAAGTAATTCCTGTTTGTGCTGCGTCTACTGTAAATGTTAAATCATAGGGATCGCCATCTGTGCCGTTATCTGTATCAGTCCAGTTTGTTGTAATACCTGATCCAATAAACTTTACTTCTTTAGCGTTAGAAACAGTTACTTCAGTACCATCATCATCTTCAAGAATAAAGTTACTCATTGTACCTGAACCAGATGTTTGACTGTCTACATAAGCTTTTACAGATTGCTGTGTAGGCACAAGAGTCGCACTATCTGAAGACATATTATCTTCATCAACCCAAGCAGTAACTCCTATTGTTCCATCAGAAAGTGTTCCAAAAGTTATTGTACCAGATGCCGTAACACCAGTACTTGATAGTAATCCAGTAGAAGGATTATAAATTAAATCACCATCAGATTCTAAACCTAAGTTGCCACCATCAAGATCACCACCTGCTGTAAAAATAATAGCATTGTTTTCATTTGTGCTTTCATTGTCTGTTATAGTTACTGTCGTTGCTATAGCAGCGGTTCCAGTTGTGTCTTGGTTCAGTGTTCCAACTGTAAAGTCTAATGTATTATCACCATCTTGATATGCTACAGTTATACCCGATTCTGTATTTGAACCAACCATAGCACCGACAGTATCAGCAATATATTCGTTTAGAGCTGTACCATCAACTGTAATTGCATCTGCTTCAAGTGTACCATCTATATCGGCATTACCTGAAATATCAAGTGATCCTGCATCTAGTTCTCCTGAAATTGTCAGAAGACCACTAGAAGGATTATATGTTAAGCCTGTGTCGCTTTCTGCTCCTTGACTTCCAGTAGCACCATCTACAAAGATTGGATAAACTGTCTCGTCTGTAGAGTTATTAGCTGATACTGTAAAATTATCTGCTGTACCTGTAGTATCTTGGTTGAGAGTACCTATTACAAAATCTAGAGTATTATCTCCGTCTTCATAGGTAACTGTAATATTTGTCTCTGTATTAGAGCCAACCATAGCTCCTACTGTATCTGCTATATATTCATTTAAGGCTGTTCCATCTACCGTATAAGCATCTGCTTCTAAAGTTCCATCAATATCTGCATTACCTGAAATATCTAAAGTAGTTGCGTCTAGTTCACCCGCTATTGTTACAACACCATCAGCAAGTGTAATTAAATCAGTATCATCTGTATGTCCTATTGTTGTACCATTTATATTTACATTATCTATAACTGCTTGAGTAATTGCACTATTTGTTCCTAGCGTTGCTCCATCTACTGAGCCACCATTAATATCTGCTGTATCTGCAACCAGAGCATCTGTTGTTACTGTGCCATCAAAGTAAGCATCTTTAAATTCTAAGGAGCTTGTGCCTAAATCAATATCATTATCTGTAACAGGTACGATAGCTCCGTCTTGAATACGAATTTGTTCTACAGCAGAGCTAGAAACTTCTACAAAGAAACCCCAACGGTTGTTTGTACTATCAGCTACAATTTTATTTAAAAAATCTTGATCACCTATTGTATGTATATTACCGCCTTCTGCGGCTGTACCATCGTGTTGATGACCTGTAGTACTACTAGCAGCATATGAAAAAGCAGTTAGAAGTCTATTAAATTCATCATTAAATAAAGCAGCAGTTATCGTATCTCCATCTGCCATTGAGCTTTGTCTTACATAACTTGTACCCATTGCTATCTCCTACCGGATGGTCTATAATCTACATAAAAACCATTTATTGAATAAGGTGCTTTAGTATCTTGACTAAATATTTTAAAGGCTATATTGTGTCCACTTCCCTGTACTGCTTGTCTTGCCATAGGGTCTTGAGAAGCTCCAAATACTGATGTATTAAAAGTTCCTGAACCAAATACTGCGGGAGTTGGTATTGAATCTAGTTCATAATTTGGAGGCTGTGGTCTATTCGTATCATCAAAATCATATGTTATCTTTAATGTAGGTTCTATTGTACCTTCAGGTGTAAAAGATATTTTTGTATAATGTAATGTTTTAAGTGTACCTGCATCTCCAAAATCTAAGTTAGGTGTTTTATATCTGGCATCTATATTTGTTTGTGTTCCTGCCGGATTAAAATCATTTCCTGTGTTATGGTTATAAACATATCCATCTTTATCACCATGATATATTTTTTCTACACTATCGTTATTAAAACCTGATGTAAATCCATGTGCTTGAATGCCTATTGTTTCAGACCATTCAAACCCATTAGGAGTTATTGTACCTATCAAACCTTTTGATGTAGATGTAGAACCTGAACTTGCACTATAAAATAATCTGTATTGAGATTTACTTCTTAATACTGCACTACTAATAGTAAATGTATCTATAGAAGCTGCTATTTTTGATACTATAGATTGTATGTTTCTAGATACAGAGCTTAACTCTACGTCACCAATACGTGCTGTACCTGCAACTAAACGAAATCCATCAGGACTTAAAAATAAAAGATCGCCTCCTATTTCTTGAATACTATGTCCATCCAAACAACCTACGTTTTGTGTAATAGGTGTTACAGCTATAGAAGCAGAAATATTTATGTCTGATAATTTATAAATACTATTTTTACAGAATATAATTAAATCACCACGGAAACTTTTTATTCCTACTACCTGATCATCTAGTACAATACTTCCAGAGCCGCTTGAAGTAAAATCATTTATGTCACTTGTGCCGCTATAAAATATTGTATTAAGTGCGGTAGCTGCTCCGGCAACTACTAAGTGTTTATCGTGAATAGTACAAAATTTTGGATAGTGCGTACCGCTAACTGTAATTTCTTCATAAAAGAAAGTTCTATCTGTTAAAGCTCCTGTACCTGTCATTTTAAATAAAGCAGGTTTTACACCAGAACCTTTATCGGTAATTACTACTTCACCATAAGTACTAGACCCTTCAAACAAAGCAAAAGAAGCTTGTGCTTGGCTTGTTCTAGCCGCTGTGCTTCTTCCTGTAAATGTAGAGTAATTATCTCCTGAACCACTTACGCTTGAACGATTTATTTGTAACCAACTTGTTCCATCTAAACTAAAATAAATATTAGTCCCTGAACAAGCAATTACGCCATCGCCATAAACAAAAAGCCCTAATATAGCATTAGAGCTGTTAGGTCTTGCTGCACTACCCCCACCGTAAAGTGTGTAACCATTTATTCTTCTGTAACCACCATCAGGATCAACTTCAAAGTTTTCTAACTCTGTAGCAAATCCGGGTTGTTGTAACATTTGAAACTGGTTGAGATTAGTGTTTAAACCCCCTTGACAAGATAAACCAAATGCTTGCATAGTTAATCAAACCTAATTCTGTCATCAGACATATAAGTTGGAACAGTCCCTAGTAAATTTTCCCTCATGCTTTTTAATCCCTTTTTAAAATCTTCCAGAGCAAAAGCAGCCATTTGAGGGTTGTCTTTAAATTGATGTGTGTAATATCTTGCTTTAGATAATATTACTGTTTTGTATAAATCAGGAAAAACTATTTCATCGTCATGTGCAGATAGTTGTGTGGGTAGGTTGTAAGCAAAAAACCAAACTTTATATACTTGATCTGGTATAGGGCTTAAACCAAATTTTCTTGCATCAGGACTTCTAATAACAAAGCGAGGCTCACCGCCTGTAGCTTGATCAGCGTCATCTGCGTTTTCTTCTGTACGTCTAAAGTCCTTCCACTGTTCTGTAGTTAAGAATCTTAAATTTTTAGAAACATAAGGAGCCGATTCACCGCTTACTCCTACTGTTGTTAAATAAAAATTATTCCAATCTATAGAACCATAATCGTCTGCAACAGATGAACTAGAAGCTTTTAACTCATACCATCTTGTTGCTGCTACAGTATCTACAGAAACATTACCATACATAGGATCAGTAGCTCCACTTTCAGCGGCAGCTAGAAAAGGCCATTGCGGTTCTTCATTTGATATATCTAAGTATGATCTATTAATACAGTCTTTTGCGTGTTGCTGTATTCCTACAGCACTAGAAAAAGTTGAAGAAGTTAATACAACTTCATTCAACTCACGTAGCAATTCGTTTGTTAATTGTAAGAATGTTGTAGCCATAATTATTCAGAGTCTCTAGAGGTTGTTGTTTTTTTCTTATCGCCATAAATTCTTTTGTAACCTTCGGCATACTTTTCTCTGTTTTCTTTTGTATACCAACGCCCCATAAGTCCAAGAGTCCTGCC